TAGTATCTGAATCATTATTTGCCAATGGTGTGTATGGCTATTGGTGTAATGACTGCGACATAGCAGAAGGTGCTACGCATGCACAAACATCTATTAAGGTTAAGTAATGGGCGGTAATTTTGCACAAGACTTAGCATTAACAACTATACCATTAGACCAACAAATAGCAATGCACTTGCAAGGTAATCATTACCCACCAGTGCCATTGACAATGTTACAACCTTGCTTGTATGCTATAGAAGCATGTAATGAGGAGAACTACAACAGACAAATAGAACTACCTAAAGGTGTATCCTGGCGTGGCCAGAATACTGCGCCTGCCCACGCCATTGTGGAAGGACACCACCTCGAACCGTGGTTACTACAAGAACAGGAGATAGAATGACAATGTATTACACAGAGGTAGATGGCACAGAACCAACCATCTCTATCCAGGTAAAGGATACTAAGTATACCTTTACCAATGATTCATTAGTTAGATTGATAGAAGAAAAAGAAAATCTTAGAACAGAACTAGTGCAGGTTGAGCGCAAACTTAAGAGCACTCAGTTTGATGTAAAAGAATTCTTTCAATCTAGATATGAAACAGACCAGTCAGAAATCCTATGTGAGGTAGATGATGTTAATAGTCTACTCAAAGATATAGGTAGTGATGAACTAACTAAATCATGGTCAGCAACAGTTACTATTACAGCCACAGTTACAGGTGTAGAAGCACCTAATGCTGAAGCAGCCCGTGAGATAATTGAAGATGCATTTGAAATTAATCTAACGGTTGATGGCGATGTATGGGTAGACGACCTCACGGTAGAGTCGTGCTATCCTGAAGCCTAATATGATATACTAATCTTGAGCAGCCCTGGTTTCGGCTATCTCCTTTCTCAGGGCTGACTCATAAAGGAGAACATGGCAAAGGTAGAAATAGATAGAGATAGATACGGTAGGCCATTGATAATTCCACCAACAGGTGGTAAAGCAATTGCCTATACAAGAGCAACTACAATTGCTAACTCATTAGATGATGCCTCGGCATTGACCGCTTGGAAAATGCGGATGGCAGCAATTGGATTAACTACACGGCCAGATATATTGCTATCAATTACAGCAGCACAAGATGATAAAATGGCAGTTAACTCTTTGATTGAAGATGCTATGGAAGTAGCAGGCGCAAACAAAGCAGCAAACATAGGCACAGCCATACATTCATTTGCAGAAAGACTAGACTTAGGACAAGACTTAGGTATAGTCCCACCGCAATGGGCACCAGATATAAAGGCTTACGAAGAAGCAACTAAAATTCTCAACAATAAGTTCATAGAACAGTTTTGTGTGTTAGATAAATTTAAAATTGCTGGCACACCAGACAGAATTGTTGAGTATAAAGGCGAGTTGTTTGTTGCAGATATTAAGACTGGTCGAGTAGACCATCCTAATAACATAGCAATACAGTTGGCTATATACGCCAACGGTTTGCCGTATGATAGTGCAACGGCAACCCGTGGCACATGGGGTGATGTAAACAAAGACAAAGCAATCATTATCCATCTACCTGCAGGGACAGGCACATGCAAGTTAATGTGGATAGATATTAAAGAAGGCTTTAAAGGTTTACAATTCTCTATGAAAGTAAGAAAATGGCGAGACCAAAAAGGTCTTGCTACTCCATTCGAATAGGAGAGACATGTCTCACTCAGAAGCACCAATCAGTATAACAATCAAGACAGCAGCAGGTAGTTTAGTAACAGTCCGTGCAAGTGACGGAACAGAACTAGACAGCATTGTTGCACAAGGACTAGACGCAATCACATCAGCCACAACAGAACTAGAGAAAGCAATTCGTGGCACAATACCTACACCTATGACAGTAGGACAAGTTGCATCAGCACTAGGCGCCAGTATCAGCCCAATAGATAACTCAACTACTACGCTTGGTGGACGCAACTGTCCACATGGAAAGATGACAGCAATACAAGGAACAGGTAAAGATGGTTCTATGTATCGTGGTTATTTCTGCCCAGCACCTAAAGGTGCGTTTGATAAATGTAAGAATGTTTATCTTAAAACAACTGATGCAGCATGGAACACATTCGTTCCAGAACAGGTTAAGTGAAAACACTTAGACGCTCTATAAAGAAAGCAGAAGTGGGGGGCGAACCATTGCCCCCTGCTTTTCAGGCTTTTGAAAGAGCGGGAATCATACTACGCAGAGCAGAAGTAACAGTCATAGCAGGCACCCCAGGTGCAGGTAAATCCTCAGTTGCACTAGCAATTGCAGCCAGAACTAAACTGCCAACACTTTACTTCAGCGCAGATACTAATGCTCATACTATGGCCATGCGTTTAATCGCAATGGCAGGTAACATGAGTCAACAAATGGCAGAGAACTTACTAAAGAAAGACCCAGAAAAAGCAAATGAAATACTACTACTTAACAACCATTTGTTCTGGTCATTTGAATCTACACCTACACTTAAAGATTTAGACGAAGAAGTATCTGCATTCGAAACAGTATGGGGTAGAAGCCCTACACTTATTGTTGTAGATAACTTAATGGACATAGCAATGGATGGACACGAAGAATTCCAAGGCATGCGTGCTGCTATGAAAGAACTAAAGTATTTGGCTAGAGATACCAATGCTGCAGTTCTAGTTCTACACCATACCAAAGAAGGATTTGAAAACTATCCATGTCAGCCACGGTCAGCAGTTCAAGGTTTAGTTAACCAGATACCAGCAATGGTATTAACTATTGGGCAGATGAAACAAGGAGATGACAACTTCTTATGTGTAGCCCCAGTTAAGAATCGTTATGGTAAAGCAGACCAAACAGGTAACAACTATGTTACTCTTTCATTCAACCCAGAATCTATGCATCTAGATGATGTTATGATTCGTTATATGCCACAGCAACAGGAGTTAGGATGAGTAATCCACGCAAAGCAAAGGGTTCCAAAGCAGAAGCAGATGTAGTTAAATGGCTAAAGAAATGGTTCCCCTATGCAGAACGTAGGATTGCAGGTTCTCAGTTAGATAAAGGAGATATAGCAGGAGTTAATGGTGTAGTTATAGAAGTAAAGAATCACTATCGTCTAGACCTATCAGCATGGGTAAAAGAACTAGAGGTAGAGATAAGAAATGATAATGCATGGACAGGTGTAGTCTTACACAAACGGATAGGTAAAGGAGATGTAGGAGAATGGTATGCCACAATGCCAGCAAAAATATGGATAGAATTAATCAGAAAGATTTTAAATGATAAGTGAACTATTAATATTACTAACATACTTTCAACAAGAAATGATAGGATTATTACTATGGATAAGCACAGTGTTGCTGCCTACCTAGAACACATAGGCGCCACCCTGCCAGCCGTGGGGCATGGTTGGCGCAAGATGAAGTGCCCATATCATGGCGATAAGCATGCATCAGCAGCCATTAATTATGATGAGAATAGATTTAAATGTTTTGGTTGTGAAGTAAAAGGTGACGTATACGATTTAATTATACATAGACAAGGAGGTAGTTATAGTGAGGCTCTCAAATTCGCAGAGGACATATCTTTACCAGGCAGCGGAGGAATACGCAAAGCATCTTCATTTAGCAGCAGAGTATCTTTCAACCCGACATCTCTCGGTAGAAGAGGGAATGAAATTTCATCTAGGGATAGTTAAAGACCCATTACCTGGACATGAATCATACAAAGGTAGGTTAGCAATTCCTTATATAACACCATCAGGTGTTGTTGATATTAGATTTAGAAGTGTTAACAATCATCCAGATGAACCCAAGTATATGGGTGTGCCTGGTGCTAAGACTACAATGTATAACGCTCAAGCAGTTCTAACTGCAGGTAATTATATATGTGTAACTGAAGGTGAGTTAGATACAGTTGTTTTAACATCTAAGACTGGACATCCATCTATTGGTATACCTGGAGTTAATAATTGGAAGCCATACTATGGAAAGATATTAGATGACTTTGAAGTAGTAATTGTGTTAGCAGATGGTGACAATGCAGGGTTAGAGTTTGGCAAAAAACTAAGCAGAGAACTAGGTAATGTTAATCTATTACAAATGCCAGAAGGACATGATGTAAATAGCATCATAGTACAAGAAGGAAAGGAGTGGATAGATGAGCGAATTAGAAAATGTCTGGGATAATGATGAAGAGTTCTGGGATTTTGTAGGAGAAAATAGACGTATGGTTGGCCTATCAGTATCAGATAACCAAGGACTAGATATATTAAATGCATTACGAGATATCTATTTAACTATAGAAAAAGAACCAGACAGTGCTATGCGTATGTTAACATTACTAGGCACAGTTATTTATGCCAGCAGTATAGGAGAAGGTAAACAATTTACAGATGAAATACAAGTAGCAGCAGCAATGGAACAATTCGATACTAACATTAAGGATATATTAGATGAAGAATCCAGGTGATGTAGATACAATTACAAACGAACTAACAGCCATCTTGTTAAAAAAACAACAAGACTACGGCTCATTTAATATAGCCCACGCTCCAGGCGGGGCTATGAATGGACTACGAGTTAGGATGCATGACAAGTTAGCAAGGCTAAATAACCTAGTAGATACAGGCAACACGCCGAACTATGAGTCAGTCGAAGACACTCTTATAGACCTGGCTAACTATGCTATAATAGGACTATTGGTACAAAGAGGACAGTGGAAAGGCACAGATTAAAATATGAGTGAGGAATGGGTACAAGAATATCAGTTGCTTGTATCCTCCCTTGCCTCCGAGTATTCTAAAAGATATCCAATGGTTGAGCCACAGGATATCAAACAAATATTATGGCTATGGTTTGTTACACATCCAGTTAAATACAAAGAGTGGTCTAAGTTACCAGCCAAAGATAAAGAAAAACTAATTGCTAAATCATTACGCAACGCAGCATTAAAGCATTGCGAAAAAGAAAAATCCCAGAAGTCAGGTTATGACTTACTTGATTTATATTATTACGACTCTTCAGTTATAGAAGCATTTTTGCCATCTATTATTGCAGGTAGTTACGAGATACCTAGCAAGATAAAAGACCTTAACTTTAAGATGGGCAAAGGCGAAATCACAGACGGAAACAACTGGCTAGTTCTACGGTCAGATATAGAGAAAGCATACAATCAACTAGCAGAGGCAAAACAAAATATTTTAAGGCTACGATTCACGGTAGATAACTGCGAGTGGAATGAGTTAGGTAAAGAATTAAATACATCTGCTGATGGTGCACGTATGCGAGTTACCCGTGCAGTTAATTCTTTAGTCAGACATCTAGGTGGATGGCGAACATATGTAGATATGGATAACATAGAGACAGAAGAAGATGATGAGCCAAGAGAATCCTAAAGAAATAAAAGATTTATTTAAAAAAGATTACAGCAACGCTATGGACCTGCGTGGTAATCCAATAGGAGATATCTGTGTATGTGGTTCAGAACTATTTACTGCTATAGTAGCCTTTGAAAGTGGAGAGATATGCTTTTACTTTCTAGATGGTGAGTGTGTTAATTGTGGCTCATTGGTTACTTTACCTACACCAATAGATGAGATAGGATTGGATTGCGACTAATGCCATACTATGATTTTGAATGCAAAACTTGCATAGTAGTAATAGAAACTAATGATTCCGCTGCACCATTTTGTGCCTCTTGCGGAAATATTATGACTCGTATATGGTCCTCCACACCAGTGCACTTTAAAGGAAGTGGCTTCTATTCAACAGGAGGATAATGAGATTTAGTGATACGCCAGCATGCCTTGGCATTGATGTAGAATTATTTTTTACTGAAGAAAAAGGTGGAGGATATGGACATGTTGATTACGTTAAGAAAATGTGCAACAATTGTCCAGTGCAAAAAGAATGTTTTGATTATGCAATAGAAAACCTAGTCCATGGATTATGGGCAGGCACTAGCAAAGAAGAAAGGGATAAATATAGAAGCAAGCATGGAATAATTGGTAAAACAGTTCTTCCTGCATCTATGTTTATTGATGTGGCTTATGAGCAAACTGTCTGACTTTGATTTAGACCTATCAGTAGGACATGAAGGCGAGTCGTTAGTTAATCAACTACTAACTAATGGCAAAACCATAGAAGTTAAAACAGATTTAAAGTGGAAGAATACTGGTAACTTATATATAGAAACTGTGTGTTGGTCACACAATAATGAAGAGTGGTATCCATCTGGTATCTCTTCAACTAAGGCTGAGTACTGGGCATTTGTATTAGAAGGAACTGTATTGATAGTACCAATAGAACATTTACGGCGTGCCCTTACTATGTATGGCCATCCTATTACCTGTAATATAGAACCCAATCCGTCAAAGGGTTATCTGATACGACCAGATAAAATCCTCCAAGTGATACAAGGGTTATCTAAGTAGAGGGGAACTGCTTAGAAAACAAGAAAAGCCCCCGCTTCTAGTATCTCTACTAGGGCGGGGGTTATTCGTGTCTATAAAGGGCGTTTAAAGCCCAATTAAAGGTGTTACTTTGAGCCGATACCGTATTCCTTTTCGGTCTTATCTGCCCATTTAGCCAATGGTGCGGCTAATGCGCCAATTAGAATAGCCTGCTCTGGTGCAAGGTCAGCAGCAACTGCTAATCCCATAGTGATTGCTGATGCTAATACTGCACGAACATAAGACTTGAGTGCAGCCTTAGTCTTCTTGCTCTTTAACTTAGCAATTAAATCTTTCATTTGTTCTCCTTCTTTGGCAGTGGCTTTATCGAGGCTACTACCTTGTTGAGTGTTGGTGCTTTTCCCATCCAGGGAAACCAAGGTGATGTGTCATTACCGCAGTTATCTTTGATGGAAATATGTAGGTGTTTATTATGTTGATTCACGCCAGTATATCTGGACTCGCCATTCTTGGCTGACCAAATCTTACCAGTAAATATTAAATACTTAACCCTTGAATCTGATTGTAACTTTTCATATATCTCAAAACAATCAATATTATTATTAGGGTCATGAGTTAAATCAACTGCATACCCAGTGTTATGGTCAGAGGTTGGACTCTGTTTTAAATGAGCAGCAGATGGTAGCAGACCATCGCTTGCTTTCTTCCGCTTCGGTCTTAACGCTGTCGCTTGGCGCAATACAGCAATTGCAGCAGGTGTGGCTCTCTTTGCAACAGTCATTGTCCCTCACTTCTTAAATGCTTCTATCACAAATGTAGTTAGAAATTCTACCTTTTCCTCTAACCTGTTGACCTGGTCCTTGACACTTGAGCCTCCGTTGGGGCGAAGTTCTGACAAATAATGTTTCACTAAGTGTCTTACTCCTATGGCTAATACTCCAACTAAAGTAGTAATTGATACTGCAAGTGCAGCCCAGTCAGCAGGTGTCATGTCATTATACCGTTCTAATAGTTATCTCAATTATTCCGCCAAACCCATCAAACCTTTTATCAGGTGGAGTCATGCGTGTAAAGGAGATTTGTTCAATAACTACTTGACGACTTTCGCCAGTAGTGAGGTCTTGCCAAGTAACAACATCGCCATTCTCTTCAACATTCTCTAGTAGTTGTAGTCGTGTTAATGCCTTACCTTCATAACCAGATACAACATTGTATCTATCTGTTTCTATATCAAAGCAGTAAACGGGGAACCGCATAACTCTTTGTCTAGGTGTAGCAATAGTAGCCTTTGCTTGATAGCCCTTAAATATAGGACCTTGACTAGTAGTTGTAGCATCACGATTGAATACAAACTTATAGCCTACATACTCTTGGGCTGTATCAGGGTTGTTGGTACCAACCTCAACTGCTGTTACTCCAGCCTCATAGGTAATGTGGTCATACTCTGTGCCATCTTTATCTATAGTCTCAAGTAC